CAGCAATATGTAAGCCAGTGGAAGTAGATTTAAGTAATAAGAATGTTAGAGTTTACAGATGAAAGGGTAAGAACATGTTTTTTGGTGAAAAAGATGCACAACAAATAGTTAGTGATGAACTTAGAAAAAGAGGTTCTGAAAAAGTATCTGGAGAAGGTCTAAGTTCTTTATTAGGTAAAGCTAAAAGTTTGATAGTAAATAAAGTTAACAGACAAACAGAAAATATTAAAAATAATATACAACAACCTGAAGAAGAATCTATTGAAAGTCAATTAGAAAACACAGCAGGAGTAGGAAGAGAATTAACAGAAGAAGAGTTAAGAAAAAAACAAGAAGAAAAAAAAGAAATTGTTAAAGAAAAACCAGATTATATTACACAAACTATAAAAACTTTAGAAAATTATAATTTACCTATTGATGCTATAGCTGGTATTATGGGAAATATATTAGTTGAAGCTCCTACTGCTGACCCTAAAACTATTGAAAAAACTACAAAAAAAGATAAAGGAAGAGGTCTATTTCAATACTCAACCGGAACAGATAAAAAAGGAGCATTACCTTTTTATAAAGATTATTTAGAAGAAAATAATTTACAAGACTCATTAGAAAATCAAATTGGTTTTGCTATGAAAGAAATAATGAACCCAAGAGAAAGTAAATGGTTAGGTTATAATCAAGCAAATAAATTAAAAAAATTACTTCAAAAAGGTAATGTAAGTCAAGTAACAAAAGGATTTTTAAAAATATTTGAGAAGCCTAAAGTAGAACATTTACAAAGAAGATTAGACAATGCATCTACTATTTATCAAAGACTAATTAATGAACAAGGTGAACGTGTAGAAAATTTAATGAAAAAACAAACAGGAGGAATGGTAGAAAAAGACCCTTACAAAAGACAACCACGTTTTATATAATCCATTAAGAATTAAGAGGCAAACATGGACCCAGTTACAGCATTTGGTGTAGCTACGACTGCATACAAAACGATTGTGGCAGGATTCAAAGTAGGTAAACAAGTAGAGAGTATGTCTAAAGATTTAGGCAGATGGATGGGTGCGATTCAAACAGTTAAAGAAGGCCATAACAAAAAGAAAGGTAAAATGTTTGGCTCTGTAGAAGAAGAGGCACTAGAAACATTTGCTATGAAGAAGAAAGCTATAGCAATGGAAAATGAATTACGTAACTTTGTAAATCTAAACTATGGCCCTAATGCCTGGAATGAAGTCATACGTATACAAGCAGACATACGAAAGCAAAAGAAAGAAGCAGAACTAGAAGCTAAACGAAAACAAAAACAAATGATAGAGAACACCATTATAGGTGGTCTTATATTAATGTTTATTTTCTTCGTTGTTTACGTTGTCTATCTTGTTATGACTGTCTAAAAATCCAGCCTCTTTCCCTATCTCAAAGTAAAAATCTTTACCCATTATNTTAGCACAATCTATTAAATCTTCTTTTAATTTAACAGGGTCTGTGTTATCTTCTTTCTCTTCCTGAGTTCCTCGTATTCTAGATAATAACTCTAATGCTTTGATAGCACTATTTGTATGACCATTTGCTTTGGCATAATCATATTGTTTTTCTATCTCAGTAATTACATCTACATCAGTAGTTAAGTTTTGTTCGAGTTCAGTAATCCTTTCGAGAATCTCTTCACTTTGTAATAACCTATGCCCTTGTCGTGCTGCATGTTCTTTTGAATACCCAGCAGCTCTCGCAGCTTCAGAAGCATTTCTGTGTAAGATATATGACTGACAAAATCTTTCTTGTTGCTCATTGAGTGCCATTACCTATAGTTACCCATTTCATATTTTTCATATTCTTTTTCTTCTACTTCTATAACAGGTTCTGGTATAGGAGCAGTTGTTACTTCATTAGTATTAGGATTTAATCCACCTAAAAAAATTGTAAATGTTATACCAATTAAAATTATACCTAGTATTATTGTGTATTCTTTTGCCATTTTGTTTGTCCCTCCTTTGGAAATATTATTTTACTAAACCATTCTTCATAACTATCTGGTATCCATATATCATGATTAATACCAGACCCATCATTACCTTTTCTCATTTNTGAATTTACATATTTTAATTCCATTTGTTTTCCTTTATATTGAAAATACAAATTCCATGAAAAATCATTTCTCATTACTTAGTAACTTTTTTATACTTCTCAAAAGTCCTAAGTCCACCAAGTCCTAACATACCCATTAACACAGTCATTAAACTACCCATGTCAAACTCTGGTAAGGTTGGTAATGTTGCACCAAATAAAGCTGCAAAAAATATAATAAACGGAGCTGCNATAAAGTGCCATACCAAGGCAACNCCACACGACCAGCCAATGAAGGGCCTCCAGCCGGCAATAAATATATTACCAGACTTTGCCTCTTCTTTGTTTATTGCTAGTTGTCCTTTTGCTAATTCTTGTGCATGTTTTTCTGCCATTGTAGCTATCTCATGAGCAAGTTTATTCTTTGCATCTTTATCTTCTATAAACTTACCTATCAACTTTGTGGCAGGTCCTATTAAACCTAATAATGCCATACTATTTCCTTTCTATTAATTTCCATTCTGTTAGTGATATTGGCTTCTCTGCATTCTCATCTTCTAACACATCTAAACTATAATGTATATTTAAATGTGGGTGTTTTTCATGTAGTTTTTTTAGTTTCTCTGTCCAGTGTTCTGGTGTCTTTATATTCACATGCACATTTCTACCATCTTTAAATGTCTTTAATGCTTTGTAACAAGCAATAGTTAGTAAAACAAACTTTCTAGCATAAGAAAATATCTCCTCTAAAATCCAGTCAACATCTTTCTCATCTATATGTTCTATAACATCTGTGCATAACACTGCATCATATTTACCTTTTGGTAATTTATTATGTTTAGGATATGCTGGGTCATATAAAGCATGATAATCTAGTTGCCATATTTTATGTAAAGGTTTAGGCAGTGTTTGTCCTTTTTTATTTAGTCGCATTGATTTATATTTTTCATCATCATACAACAAGGCTTTACCACAACCATAATCTAATACACTTTTAGCACCTTCTTTTAGTATAATATTTGACACTGTATTTAANTGTGTTATTAAACAAATACCATTAAAATATTTAGGGTCTTTATGTAACTCTTTATATTCCTCTAATAAATCTACATAATCCTGTGAGGGTTCGGCTCTACTGTGCATTTAACATGTCCTTGTAATTAGGTAATGTTTCTTTATTTTGAGCACCTTGCCATATCTCAGATACTAANGTATTCTTACCATAAAAATAATAATTAATACCCATAGTTTTATCAGCAAAAGTTTTCTCACAATCTTGTGCCATTGCTAACAACTCACCGGTAGTCCAAAATGCTTTGTCACCAACAGATACTTGAAAATACTTTGGTCTTTTAGGTTCATCATCAGCACCAGTAGTTTCTTTTTTCATATCATCTGTAGGTTCTTTATCTAATGAACATTCAAAACCAAATAGATGCATGTTTCTAAAACCCATAGTATGTAACATACCTATAGCTCTCATAGCTGCACACGTGCCACCAGTAATTAATGTAGCACCTACAGGTAATCCTACATCTTCTCTAATCTTTACCTGATTGTTTTTTATTGCATGTTTTCTATCTTCATCATCTCGTAATGATTCTGTAAATGCATGCCATCCCCATATATTAGCTTTCTTTTCCATTAGATAATTAGTAACAGATGGGTCTGTCATAGATGCAACAAGAAACTTTGTATCTTCATCAAGGTCTTTTAATAAGTCTTTTCTCTTTACTCCATGTGTACTTTCACCTTCAATAGAACGTGGGTCTAATAAGATACAAGTATCTGGTTTAATATCATTAGCAATAAGACCAGGATATGCATGCTTAACACACATAGTAATAGCTTTTGGATATTTATTTAAAGTATCTTTTAACTCTGCATAATCTATATTAGGTCCACCTGAAATAATTATAGCATGGTCATTATGTGTTCTACATTTTTGTATAAATTTATTCTTTGGTATTAACTTCATGTTATCTTTTATATTACCACGTATATAATCTTTAGGTACACAGTCTCTAGGATTAACTACAATAGGTACTCTTTGTAAATCTGCTGGTATATTAGGTAAATTTTTATCACTTAATACTATCATAAAATGTGTAAATCCACCATCTTTTACTCTATCACCAGAGGGTAATACATGTTTACGAATATCTTTATTACCTTTTAATTTTTCCCATATTTTATTAACACCACAATATGCATCATTAGGTGCCATCTTATCATCATCTTCTCTGAAGTAATGGTCAAGCATTACAATAGGTGTTTGCTTTACACAATCATAATCATGAGCTACAGTTTTAATACTATTACCACCACCAATAAGTGCCATA